TAGCACGGTCTCTACCGCCAGGTGTTATAATGGTGTCAGGAAACATTTCAGCGAATGTGTCTAGTAGAGTTTCAAAAAGACTTTTCTCTTGTTGTTTTTTGTCTCCTAATAACCCCTTAATAGATTTATTAAATGAAGTATTAATATCTTTTATTAAATCTTTAAATAACTTTTCTTTAAAATCTTTAGCACCCTTATCTGACAAACCATCTATAATAACATTAATGGGTTTTTGTTCTTCAGCTATTAGGTCAAGTGGTTTCTTTCTATCTTTTATACCTAAACTGTCTTCAGTATAAACTTTTTTTAAAAAACGTTTATAGTCGTTAATATAACTAGAGTCGTTTAAAACATCTCGGTACATTTTTTTAAAATCGTTTATTACATTTTTTGATGTATTGTTTTTTTGAACTAAATTTGATTGTTCTGTAGAACCTCGTTTAATAGGAAAAGAACTAGGTAAATTATAACTTTTAGTTATTTCTCCTAAAAACTTTTGTAAAAACCCAGTACCAAAATCTTGTCTAATGAGTTTATCTATTATAGTATTACTTACTTGAGATACTAAATTATCTACAGTAGTGTCCATTTATATTATTTATGGATCTATATTTGAGCTATATTTACAAATTAAAAATAGTGGCGTTAAAGGCTATTTCTTTCTCTAAATTATTAATACTGTATGTAGTAAGAGATTTAATAATCTCTCTATAAGATTCAATATATTTTAAAATCTGATTTATTAAAGGTGCTGATAGTTGCTCAACAATTTTAATTCTTTCTTTAAAAGATAAGTCATTTAAATCTACACTGGTTTGATTTACTGTTAAAGTTTTTATATATTTTGTTATTTCATTTACAAATGTTTCACCGATTGTGTTTCTTAGTTCATCGGTGCTGTTAATTTGTAAGTTTAAATTTTCATGTAGTTCTTGTTCTAATTTATTTTCAGTTAAAATATTAGGTAGTGTTGCAACTATTTCACAGTTATTAATATTAAATTTTTGTTCATTATAAGTGGGGTTATTGCTTACAAACCTGTTATAAGCATCTGATATATTAACAGTATAACTTTCTTCAGTTAAAGAATATTCAGACATTTCTTCTTCAGTAAGATAAAAAGTATATTCCGGGGTAATACATTCAATTCGTGTTTTTAATAAAAATAAAAGTTTATCAAAAATATTTAAATTATTTACATTAACACTACTATCTAAAATATTTTCTTTTATTAAGTTATTACACGTTAAAGTAAATTGAGTTTTATAAACTGGAGAGTCTATTGAAGCTTTTAATATTTTTTTAAGTTGTTCAGTATTAAGTTGCTTAAAAGATACATTACGTTGTAAGGATGGTAAATATACTTCAAAGCTATTAGTTTTTTCTAGCTCTTTTAAAAGTTGAAAAATATTATTAATAGACTCTGTACTGTTATTCATTAGATGTAATTAATAGATTGGTTTAATTTATTCCAGACCAAATTCTGAAACTATAGGGGGCAATTCATTATTAGATGATGACCGCGCAGTTTCTGGTTGAGTTTGTTTAAAACTGACCTCTTCTAATTTTTTTGAAAATAAAAAGAACTCTCCTGGAGAACATTCATCAAGAAAAGAACAGGAAAGATTTGCAAATTTTGATAAAGCGAACATAAAGTCATACACTGACTCTAAACTTGTGTTATAAATTAGTTTTATAACAAAAGATATTAATTGACTGTTAAGTGTTAAAATTAATTTTTTATCAAAAGTTTTGCTTTTTAAAAAATCTAATAAGTTTATTTCATTACAGGTTTCTATAAGACTGTGTGTACGTTTAGTAAGAGAGGTCATTACTCTTATAGGTATTTTTTGAATAATTTCTTCTCTATCTTTATACGAAAAATCTTCTAAGTTTATTATTGTGTTAGAAATTTTTAATGTTTTTAAAAAAAATGTATATATATTATATAAATCTTCTTCTTGTTCTAAAAATAAAATTTCTTTTATTGAGGGTAGTCGAAATTCTATTTCACAATGATCGTTTATTTCGGGTTGTAATAAATCAATTACTTTACTTTTTGTTATTTGTTCTATAACTTTACTCGTACGCAGATCAATTTTTAATTGTTTATTTTCAGGTGTTTCGACAGTTAAAAAAACAGTATCTCCGATACTTACTAATCGAATATAAAAAAGAAGTATACAGTAATCTAAAAAACTTAAATTATCAATTTGATATTGAGTTAGATCAGTTAGCTCTTTTATTATACTGTTGGTATTACTAAAAATAAAAGCAGGAGAAATATCATCTCCGATAAAACATTTTAGAAGTTGTCGATATTGATTTAAAGTTAACTCTTTGAAATTTACAGAACTTTGTAAAAGAGTGGCTGTACTTATAAGCCTAGTCATTTAAAAATTTAATAAAAATTATTACTACAGTCAACTTAACCGCTATAAGTTTCTAATTTATAGTAATGATATAAAAACGTTGCCTCTCTATTTACTGGAGCAGTTTCTGGTGCATAATTATATTCTTCTGATGAAACTTCTATCGGGCATGCACCATAAAAAGTATATTTTTGAAGTACAACTGGTGGTTGTTGAGGGGCTAAGACCCCTAATTTATAGACTGTTATATTTTGTCGGTACTGGGTTGGTCCATCTGGTCGAGCTATTAAACCTAAACGTCCGGTTGTAATAACCCAGGGCCTTATTACATTATCAACAAAGCTTATATTAGTCTCTAAGAATACCATTCTTAAACCGGTAGGTGCATAATCTGCTCTACCATCCCCGGTCGCTGTACGAATAAACTGATTTTTTTGTATACCTTCTGGGTTGGCAATTACAGACTCTCCTGGTACTTCAACAGCTTGTGCAAACAAACAACCTCGATTATAATAATCTCTGTTACCTATGAGAAACGTTAAACCGGTTTCAACATCCCACGCAAGGGGTTCTTTAGCAGCTGTCTGTAATATAGCATCTTTAACATCACTAAGACCTTCAAAATCAACCACCCATTGTCCACCTTTAGGTAAAGCAGATGCTGGTTTACTTAAAAAGTTTTGTAAAAAACGTGGTATTGTATTTTGAAAATTAGATATCGCCGCCATAGGTAGCGATATTATTTATTCAAATAATATTATGAGGTAAGGGTCAGCCGGCGCCTTGAACAATATCGTTAATCCAATATTGATAGGCTAATGTTGCTGGTACTGTTTGAATTGTGCCGCTGTCTCCTAGGTTATATGCAATATCGCCAATATTTGTCACGTAGACACCGATTAGTTTATATGTTTTAATCGTGCTGTTGTTTTTACCTAGAAGATTTAATGTAATATATGATGCATTTGTTGCAATATTATAGGCACCAGAAGAATCAACAATACTAAAAGTATCTTCTGAAATTTGCTCTAGGGCTTCTCTAATGTTGTAGTTTTCATCACAACGAAACGTTACAGCCCATGCATCTGATCCGGGGTATGAAGCTGTACCAGGTACATTAAATTGCAATCCCATAAAGGGAACCGGAATGTTATTAATTGTTCTACCTGGTAGTGAGGCTGTTTCAAGATAAATCAATTGATTTTCTAATAGGGATGTTCCGCCAACAGACCATGTACCAATTCTAAATTGAAACTGGCGTGCAAAGTCATTTGCTTGCGCTGCTGTATAGAAGTCTGAGATGTTTTGATTTAATGGCATATATTTTTATTTATTAGATAAGTTCTTGGAAGTTTTGACCAGTACGGGTCGCGATAAAGTTCACCAAGATGAACTCGGCTGCACGTACAGGCTTAATGTAAATATCAACATTTAATTCGTTGCGATCGATAGAATCGGGTGTGTTATTTCTTTCATCGCAAACAATTAGATAATCGTAAAGACCTTCTGTATTTTTAGCTAGTTCAAATACTGGCGTTATAGAATTTCTTAAACGCGTTCTTGTAAACTCCGTGTTTGGTTCAAATATAAAATATCTTAATGAGCGGCTTACTGCTTTTTCAAGAGAAAGGAATAAACGACGAACATTTACTCTATCAAATGCTGATGGTTTATTTTGTAGTGTTTTTTGTCCAAAAATTACAAATCCGTCGTTTTGGAAGAAAACTACCGGGTTAATTGATATGGTGTATAAAAAGTCTCTTTGCTTTTGATTAGGATTAAAACCAATGTCAATAATACTTGATATTACACCGCGATTTAAACCAGCCGGTGCAATCCATGGTTGGGTATTAAAATCTGTTCGTGCATAAGTTGCCGCAGCAAAACCTGAAAAAGGTAACCAAGCGCCACGATCACTAAATGCGTCGTAAACTTTAACCCAGTTGCCATAAGTTACTGCATAATTTGAATTGCATGAACTATATAGCTCTTTTATTGGATTGTAAATATTTTGTGTAAATGTTTTATTTCTTAAAGAAAGTATTTTCTTATCTTCTCCGTTTACAAATATTTGTCTTAGTGGGTCAGAAATGAATACGCAATCTTTACGTGTATTTTGAGCAAATGTGTTAAAGGCGTTAAAGACCTCCTGCCAGCGACCCTTTACGCTAGAAACTGATTGTGAATTATATGTTGTATCGTCGTATATACCTGATGTTACAGCGTATATTGTTGAAAGACCGCCATCTACAACTATATCAATATTTGCTGTTTCAGTTGATTCAACAAGTGTTAATGATCTTTGAATCTTTTCAAGTGTGCTGCCAACAAGTTTTTGTTGTGTGTCAAAAATAGGTAGATAAGATCCTGCACCAAATAAAGCTTTAGCACTGCTATTGGCACGTACATCAAGATTTGGGTTACTTGAAGATAGAGAAGACCAATTAGTTTTTCTCGAAATGTTAGGGTTGACTAAGATTTTAAGATTGTTTGAATTGTTATTAACAACATCTTCAAGGTAGAACGATCTTTGAATACCACCGGAGTCTGCTAATGTTTTCTTTGTTGAATCTAGTGAACCGATGTGAGCCTCAACAATAGTAGAAACGAGTGTTTGGGGTTCGTATATTGATGAACGGATTTTAAATAAAGTGACAATTAAGCTATCTTTAAAGTATTCATCTCCAAAATTATAAGTGGGTATACCTTCGATAATTTCTGATAAGCTACCAATTCCAGCTGAGGATGCTGTTCCTGAAAGAGCAAAACTTAAACGGGATGTAGGTATTTCAGCAAAAGAATTTGCTGCTGATAAACTATATAGCTTACTTACAGAAGTAAAATCAGACCCTGGTCCAAACTCACTATTATCAGTTACACCGATATAGTAACCTTGAAAATTTTGATCAATTGTGGTTTGAGAAGCATTTAATATAACTAACCCTGCGTTTAAATTAGTACCATCAAATGACGGGGTTGATGAACCGTAAGTTGTAATTACAGAGCTTATATTAACTTGAAATGTAAAAATACCTGTTGTTGAACTTGTATATTCTACACTATAGGTTGCAGGTGTAGGATCTATTTGTTGTATTTGCGCAAACAGTGCTGCTGAAGTTGCTGAAGTAAAAGAAACTGATGAAAGAGTAGGCTGTATAGAGAGAGCTGTAGCTGAAGTACCTAAAGTACTCCATACAACATTATTTTGCAGTATGTCATTGTAACTTTCTTCTTCAAAAGAAATTTGAACAGGTTGGCCAATGCTAAAACCAGTACCAGATGATGCTACAGGGAAAAATAAACCTGTATATTTGTTATCAAAACTGTTACCAGAGCCTGAACCGTAAGGTAAACGAGTTGTTAAAAGAGTTGCAGGAGAATTTAATAACTCTTTACAAGTATAATAAAAATATCTTTCAGCGGGGGATTGCGGAATTCCATAAATTTGTTCAAAATCAGATATTGTTGTAATTGATAGTACTTCATCTGTTGGACCTTGTGCAGCATATCCCATTGCATATACTGTTGTTCCACCAATTAACTGTGTATTTACAGTCAAATCTGTTTCTGTAATCTGAACGCCTGGTGAATTAATTGAACGTGCCATAATCTTGTATTATTATTTATGCTTTTTCAGATACTTTTTTACTGCAAAAGTTTAACATCAAGTTGAGAAAATTGAAATTCAGCGGTTGATTTTATAATATCGGGGTCAGTATAATCGTAATTAATACCCCCTAAATTAGTTATAAACCCATTATAATATATAAATTCCACAGTTTGTTGATTATATTCATTTAAACCTAGTACTGAAAAATTTGTTTGATATTCGGTTAAAATACCGGTTTGTAATCTGTCTCTAAGTGTTTGTAATTTACGATCATTGCCGGTATATTTACTTTGTGTAGGGTCATTTAAAATTGATAACCATTTCCATAAAATCCAATAATTTCGAAATTTATTATCAATAATAAAATTAACAGTAAGTGGCGGGTAGTTTGGGCGAGTGTAAGACGAGACGTTATATGATTGACCACTAAAACGAACTTCGTTTGCTGGTACTACTGAAGGAGGCACTATAGTTCCAAATATACTAATTTGAAGCGGGTCAATGTTAATTAAATCATCGGTAATTGATTGTTGTTTTAACACTTGGGGTAAATTTAAAACAAGTATAAATTTATCTTTACCTGTTCTATTGAGAACAGATTGCTGGGTGGGTTGTGGTGTTTCGCAAAGGTCGTTATCTGGCATATTACATTGGCTTCCAACCCTGGGACATTAAATCGTCTAAATCAGAAGTATCATTCATTTTTTCCCAATCTTGTTCAGAAATAAGTGGCTGGTACTTTTGTTCGTTGTCAATGCCCAAAGTTGTTATATTATTACTATTATTTAAGTCTTTTATTTTATAGAGAGATTTATCAATTTCATAATAATCGAGATTACCTATACGAAGTGGTTTATTTTGATCGTCGAATTCTTTTATTTCAAAATACTGCTGACAAATTTCTGGTTCTAAAATAAACAAAGCCCAAACAAGAGACATAACCCTATCGTCATAAAATAAGTCATTCTTTTTTCTATAAGTGCCATTCGGGTAACGAATAAAGGTTTCGAATTCTTTAATGGTATCTAAATCGTTAACGTGAACTACCTGTAAAAAGTTTACCCAGTAACGCATATTAGCTACCCCTGCAAAACGGAGATTGTTGTGAGATAAAATTCCTAAATGTCTGGTATTAGAAAATGACCCTGTGTTAGCTAACTTTGAACACGATACAATTTTTTCATACATATGTTTGTGAAAAAGTGCGTCAATAATTTGAGCGCCGCAATTATTTCTTTCTACAAGTAAAGGTGGGTTACCCCACTGAGAGCACAAATTAACAAGCTTGTTAGCATAATGGTAGGGTTCAACAGTGTTAGTACCGTAAACAGCAACTTGTTTTATTTCGGTTAAGTCTGTAACATCAAGAACTTGGGCCACAGAAGAAGCTCTCCCAATACCTTCACCTACATCAACACCAATGGCATATAACTTGGAAGTATCAGGAAGTTCAAAAACCTTATAAGCTCCTTCATCGCTTGTATGAATGGCAGGTTTTTTATTTTCTTTAAACCTCTCAATAACTGAAGCACCGACAGCAGAGTTGCCGGCATCAAGAAACGTGTTACCAAACTCTTGTTGAAAGGCTTCATCAGAGCCTAAAGCGGCTACCATTTGTTTGCGCCACTTTTCTCCTCGTCCAGGAACATCCCACCAATCAATTCTTTCAGCATGCCAACCGTTTGATTCTTTTTCAGCCCCTGAATATATTTCGTAAAATTTGTTACCAGTGCCATTAG